ATTAGGTGCACCTGCTGCCCTCATGGCAGATGACGACACTGGTGGAGTAACAGGAACGCCTAGAGGCATATATCCTACAGGAGTAACAGAAGGAAGAATAGAAAATATCGAAGAAATGGGCTTCGAGATTAACGACCTCAGAAAAGCAGTACGCCTTCAGGAATGGCTAGAGAACACCGCTAGAGCAGGCAGCCGATATATTGAGCAAATACTATCTCACTTTGGAGTTCGTAGCTCAGACAGCCGCTTACAGCGTCCTGAGTACCTCTCAGGAGGAAGAACTCCAGTAAGCATCTCAGAAGTGCTTCAAAACTCTGCCACAATAGTTGATGGAGGAGACCCACACGCAAATATACCTCCATCACCTCAAGGCAACATGGCAGGACACGGTATCTCCGTAGGAAAATCACACGGATGCAAACGCTCATTCGAGGAACACGGCTTTATCATCGGCATAATGTCAATATTGCCAAGGACAGCATATCAACAAGGCTTAGAACGAAAATGGTTTAGGCCAGATAAATTCGATTATTACTGGCCTGAGTTCGCCCATTTAGGTGAACAAGAAATCAGAGCCCAAGAAGTATTCTTCGACTTCGAAGCCATTGAATCATCAGGACAGGACACGAAAACCTTCGGATATACACCTAGATTCTCAGAATACAAATTCGCTAATTCAAGAGTCTGCGGAGATTTCAGGGATAATCTCGCTTATTGGCATCTCGGAAGAATATTCGAATCAGAGCCATCCTTAAATGCGGCATTTGTGGAATCCGATCCATCAACAAGGATCTTCAATGTAACAGATCCAACAGAAGACCCAATTTGGGTTCAAGTATATCACAAAGTTGATGCATTAAGGCCAATGCCATACTTCGGTACTCCAACACTATAGAAAGTGAAATTCTTTCTTTCAAATGAAAATAATATCAGAGAGAGTGGAACGAAGCCCGTCGTAGTGGAACGGCTAAAAAAAGACCTCCCCGCTCCGGAGGGAGATGTGCGCCCTCCGGCGCTCTCATCGGTCCGGGGTGTGGTCTTTTCCCTGCTAATAGCAATAGCATTAATAGTACTCGCCGTAGGCGAATCATGTATAACAATACTTATAATAGATAAACAAAATGACAAAATACTTTCAAAACCCCAGAACGAAACACAACTGGGAAATAGCAATAGACGACAAAGAAATAAATCTCGAACCATCTCTAACTATCCAAGGGGAATCTTACACAATTCGAGAGCTACTCAAAAAGCATGCTTCCGGTAATATGCCTGACATCGAAAAAGAAGGAGTCTTTCAAGACGACTCAAACTTAGACTCCATGGATATGGAAAAATATCAACGCCTAGACCTAGCGGATAGGCAAAGAATAGCTTCGCAAAATGCTGAAAGCATAATGCAAAAGGAACAGGCTATCAAAGCAAAGCAAGCTAAAGGAGCTACAAGCGAGAACGAAGTGAAAGCAAAAGCGCCAAAGCAAGCGCAGCCAAAAGAGCCTGTGACCTCTGGGAGTGAGCCCGCGAACGAACCAGAGGCCAGCTAGAAGCTATGAAAAAAAAACAAAAAATTTTACAAAAAAAATTCACAAACACCACCACCCCCCAAAGGTTGGGGGTGCAGGGGGTTTGAAAATATAGCACATATAAGACTTGATAATTATGTGCTAATTGTCTAATCTTGTAAAAGATTAACTAAAGCAAAACTAAAAAATAAAATCATGCCAAATATCGTAGGAGCCGCTGGCGGCTTAGTACAATCAATAATCGGAGGGATACAATCCCGTAAAAATGTAAAAGATACAAACCAAGCAAACAGAGAGCTCGCAGAATACCAGTATAGCAAAGACCTCGAAATGTGGAACAGAGGTAACGAATATAACGCTCCAACAATGCAAATGGAAAGATTAAGAGATGCAGGACTCAATCCAAACCTAGCATACGGCTCTGGATCAGTAGCCGGAAATACAGCCACACAATTGCCAAAATACCAAGCCCCAAAAATGGACTTTTCAGGTAGAGAAGCACCGGTAAATGTAATGGACACAATAGGAGCATATCAAGACTTCGAACTTAAAAATGCTCAAATAGATCAAGCAAAAGCGAATGCAGAAATAGCAGAAACAGAAGCAAGATGGAGAAATGGACTTCTAGAAAGCAAAGACAGGACAAAGGAATCAAACTCATGGGTTGACCAATTAAATTCTAACTGGGCCCTATCCTCAGACCTATCCAAAGAAGAATTAAAAGCTATGGGAATAGATTTTGCAAATAGCAAAGGAATGGCCCTAAGAGAGAGTCAACTATCAGTAGGCAAAGCAGACGCAGCAAAAAGAGAACAAGAGGCATTAAGAGCCGCAAAAGACAATCAATGGTATGCCTTTAAGCTAATGTCACAACTCGGAGTAAAATCACTATTCGGATTACTAGACAAACATTCAGGAGCCATGAAACAAGGACTTGACAAACTCATAAAAGATGCAGATAAAAACCTACAAGGAGTAGTAGATAAACGTAAAAAAAGATTCAAATAATGGAAAAAAGAAAAAAAGCCACAACGGCTCAAAAAATTCAAGACTTAGCCGAAATGATCATAGAAATAGGTCATAAACAGGCAATAATCAAAAATGTACTAATGGAAATTAATCCTACTCTAGTAAAAAAAGAAACAGAAGACTATGCGGAAAAGCTCCGCAACATTTATAAACTAAAAACAGAGCAATGCGATTCAAAAAAAGAAAACGACTCGGAAGAAGAAGACGACGTAAAGGAGGATTTAAAAAACGTCCATCTCGGAGTAACTACCGAATGAGCAGAGGCGGCATAAGACTCTAATATGGACTGCATATCTCCAATAACATTAAAGACATCAGGCAAAAACACCACTGTACCATGTGGTAAATGCAACTTCTGTCTAGAAAAGAGAAGAAACGACTGGTCGTTTAGACTAGAAGACGAACTCAAAATGTCAGATACAGCTGTCTTTATAACATTAACATATGCAGACGAAAACATGCCATGGCACGAATTCGGAGTACCTACACTCAAAAAACAGGATATGCGAGAGTTCACAAAAAAACTCTTCTATCAACAATCAAAGGAGAACAAAGGAAAACCGGAAAACTGCCCTAAATTCAAGTACTACCTATGCGGTGAATATGGCTCCAAAAGTTGGAGACCACATTACCACATGATAGCATTCAATTTATTCCCGGAAGTAATCAAAAAACTAGATACCCTTTGGGACAAAGGACTTACAAAAATAGGCACCGTAACGCAGGCCTCAATATCCTACGTCTCAGGATATGTAATAAACTTAAATGAAAACTACCCGGAAGGAATGCTAAAACCGTTCTCATCCATGTCAAAAGGCATAGGAGAGAATTACCTATATACAAATTTCAAATATCACATAGAAAACAAACAGGATTATGTCAGAAGAGGCGACATTATACAACGTCTGCCGAGGTATTACCGTGACAAAATATTCGGAGTCAAAAGCAAAGAAGAAATGGCAAAAAAAGCCGTTCAACATTCTGACAAAGAGTACAATAGACAAAAAATACACAGAGCGAAAAGCAATCCGGATGCGGACAAAGCACTCTATGATTCGCGAATTAAAAGGTTTAACGCGATAAAAATTAATAAATCAAAAAACGATAAAATCTAATGTTTCAAAACGTTCAAAAAAAACGAGTAGGAAGAAATAAATTTGACCTCTCACACGAAGTAAAAATGACTGCCTCAATGGGAAAACTATATCCCTTCTACCTAGAAGAAGTAGTACCGGGCGACAAGTTCAAAGTAAATAGCGAAATCTTTATGAGATTCGCGCCCATGCTCGCACCCGTAATGCATCGGATCGACGTATTCACGCATTACTTCTTCGTACCCAACAGACTAGTTTGGGATGAATGGGAGGACTTCATAACAGGAGGCAGACAAGGTGATCTCGAGCCAGCTTGGCCAAACATAGCGATTGGATCAGGAGACAAGGACTGGCTTGCAAAAAAATCTCTAGCGGATTATTTCGGAATTCCAATCGTCGAAGATGGAGTAACACCAAGCCAAACAATCAGATTCAGTGCGCTACCCTTTAGAGCGTATCAGCTCATCTACAATGAGTATTATCAGGACCAAAACTTAATGGATGAAATTCCAATAGATAAAAGTTCGGGACAAGTTGCTGACACCCTACTAGCCGATTTAATGACAATGAGAGATCGCTGCTGGGAGAAAGACTACTTCACCAGTGCCCTACCATGGGCACAACGAGGGGACCCAGCTAACATGCCATTAGAGCCCATATACAAAACACCAGCCACAGTCGAAGGCGTATCTATACTAGGTGCACCTGCTGCCCTAATGGCAGATGACGACACTGGTGGAGTAACAGGTACGCCTAGAGGAATATATCCAACAGG